AAATTCGATGATGATGGTGCCAAAGAAATGGGGATTCATACATTTAGTTTCAATGAAGGTGATATTGTCCGTAGTAAAATCCTAAAATTCATCATTAAGAGGTTAGAAGAGACCAAATAAGTGTAAATAGAATTTACTACTTAACTTATTATAATAAAAATAATGAATCACATATTTTGTTTTAACTGTGGGACCAAGATTCAGTACAATCTATCCAAACCCAATTTCTGCACAAGTTGTGGAGCTTCTCTGAAGACGGGCCAATCTTCTGCTTCGGTGGCCACCCCCACTAAGCAAGTTAAAAGCGCCAAAATTCAGTCCCTCTCTGAAGATGAGACGGATGCGGAGTTTGTTCCCAATATCAGCAAGATAGAAGTAGAAACGGAACAATTTGGTGGTTCATTCACTATAGGTTCTCTGGCAGGAGAGAAAACTCAGCCAGACTTCAAAGAAAAAACCACTTACGATATCGATGAGTTCACTAAATAATGTCAGAGAAGAAAGTATACGAAGATTTTTCGGATCTGATAGATTTAGCCATAAAAAGACAAAGGTCTAGGTGGCGTTTGGACGCAGTAAAGTGGTTTGACTTCGAGGATGTAGAACAAGTAATAAAATCTCACATATATGTTAAATGGCATATGTGGGATCAAGAGCGGCCAATCGAGCCGTGGCTGAATAGGGTAATCACAAACAAAATGTGGAACCTTATAAGAAACCACTACGGTTCTTATGTGAAGCCTTGCGTCTACTGCCAGTATGCTAGAGATAACAACTGTTTGTTCACACCTACCGGAGATCAGGATGCAACCTGCGCTGAATACGCAAAATGGGCCAAGAAAAAGAAATATGGCTTAGAACTTAAGACCGCAACCTCTATAGAAGAAGCTCAGATCCAAGTTGGGAGCAAAATGGATGATTATATCGACTATGAGCATTATTTTAAAAAATTAGACGTGTTTATGCAGAAAAAGTTATCTGAGCAACATTATAGGGCTTACAAGATGATTTTTTTTGAAAAATCTACTGAAGAGGATGTCGCTTCATTCATGGGTTATAAAATAAGTGCTTCTAATGCTAAATTAGGCTATCGGCAAGTAAAAAACTTAAAACGTAAGTTTTACGAGGTAGCATTAAACATAATAAAAGAACAAGACATTTTTGGACATGAAACTGACAAATGAGCAAGAAACTTTCCTAAGGGAAAACTCAGGTAAGATATTAGACCTAATTGAACTAACTAGAAAGTGTTTTGATGATGAAAGTTTAGATGGGAGGTCAAAAGAGGGTCGTTCTGTTCGAAAGTTTTTATCAGAGAACGGAATTACTTATAAAACAACTAGACGTAAGCCAGCTAAGAAAATTGAATTCACAGAGCAACAAAAAGAATTCATAATGGACCAAGCTGAAGACGGCCTCTCTTCTTTAGAGATCGCAAAGCTAGTATTCCCGAAAAAAGACATAAGGCCGCTTAGTAATGAGCAGCGCCGGGTTCTTTCTCACATACAGGAGACAAACCCTGATTTTTTACCGTCACAAGACGGAGGAGCTGTAAGTGATTACACTGCGCCCAAAAGTTCTAGTCGAATTGTCAAAAAAATAAACGATTCGACAGGAATAGGGCTGGATGACTCTAAATTAAACCGTCAGAAGCAGATCTGTGTCCATAAACTAGGAATCAACCTAAGCAACAGCCGATTCCTAAAAATAATAAATAACTATTTAAATAAACAGGACCGTGAGCTATTCGAACAAGAATTTGTCCGTCTTACTTGGGATAAGCCTGATTTGACCGCTGACGAGCTTAACCTCTATTTGAATGTCTGTAAAGAGGTTATTAACCTAGAGGTCGTCTCAGCGCATCTGAACAAGCTTAACGAGATGTTTGACGTTGCTGACGACCAGACTGAGATGACTGTCCGGCTAGCAGAGATCATCAAGGCAAAATCACAAGAATATCATCAATGTGAGACCCGAATTGAGAATTTAACGAAAAAGCTCCAAGGCGACCGTGCGGAGCGAATGAAAAAGAATCAAAAAGATCATGCCTCATTCCTCGCCATCGTTCAGATGTTCCAAGAGGAAGAAGAGCGTCAAACCATGATAAAGATGGCTGAGATGCAAAAAAAGATAATCAAAGAGGAGGCTGAACGTTTAGAAGGTATGGCCGAATGGAAAGCCCGTGTATTAGGAATTAGTCAAGACGATGCAATTTGAATGTAAAGAATGTGGGAAGCTGTTTGATAGTCAGCGTAGTTTGCATACTCACCTAAAAGCTCATGATATGTTTATGGGAGAGTACTACGTCAAGCACTACCCACGTCATGATAAGTTGACGGGAAAGGCTATAGAATTCAAGAATGTAAAGCAATATTTTTCATCCAATTTTAAACGCCCAGCAAACATGTTAAAGTGGTGCAAAACAGCACCCAAACATGAGGCAAAGGAGTTTGTATTGGAGCAACTTAAAAAAAGGCTTGAGGAAAAGGAACTGAAACTAGCTCCATCTAGCTTATATTTAAAAACTGCTAAACTTCCTACCCTTGATATAATCAAGGATCTATTTGGCAGTTATGGATTGTTATGTAAGGAGCTAGGGGTAGAGCCAGCGTATAAAGAGAAGTTGTGCGATGAATTTTTTGAAGATTATAATAATGCAGATATCTGTATCGATACTAGGGAAAACAAACCTTTAAAGTTCAATAACTCCCAAAGTATGAAGTTAGATTTTGGGGATTACACACTTACACCCAGTACATATACCTTCACACATGTTGAGAGAAAATCATTTAATGATTTCGCTACTACTGTTACTAATGGCCATGACAGATTCTTGAGGGAGCTTGATCGGTGCAAGAGTGTTGGATGCTATATGTTTATTGTAGTCGAAACCAATTTCAGTAAACTTGGTAAGACTAATAATTTCGCATACAAAAGATTTAATCTTGATTATGTGTTTAACAAGATGAGGAAGATCGAAGCGCATTACGCTGATTGTTGCCAGTTTGTATTTAGTGGGTCTAGAAAAGATAGTCAGGAGCTTATACCAAAAATTCTTTGCTTAGGTAAAAAATTATGGAGAGTAGACTTGCAATACTTTTGGAATAAAATTTTAGAAAAAAATGAGTTGGACAGAGGGGAATCAGAAACTATACAAGAAGTTTCAGAACATAAACCAAGAAATACTTTCAAAAGAAGGTTATATCGAAGAAGGAGAAGCTAAGTTACTACTATATAAGTTTCTTAGAGAAAATCCATCGTTTACATCTGAATTGTTTACAGGTGTAAAATTATTTCCATTCCAACATATGGCGATTAAGTCTATGATGGAGACGGATTACTTTTTAGGCATTTGGTCTCGTGGTATGAGTAAATCATTCTCAACTGCTGTGTTTGCCATCTTAGATGCGATAATGAACCAAGGTGTTCAGATCGGGATAATATCTAAATCATTTCGTCAGTCAAAAATGATATTCAAGAAGATAGAAGACATAGCTAAAAGTCCTAAGGCTGAGTTTTTATCTCAATGTATAACGAGAACCTCTAAAATGAATGATGAGTGGGTGATGGAGATAGGGAGAAGTAGCATAAGGGCTTTACCCTTGGGGGACGGAGAAAAACTTCGTGGTTTCCGTTTTCAAAGAATGATTATTGATGAGTTGCTACTCATGCCTGAGAAAATTTATAATGAGGTTATTATGCCTTTCCTTTCTGTGGTAGAGAACCCCACTGAGAGACAAGAGGTTCACGACCTTGAAACAAAGATGATCGAGGATGGTGAGATGACGGAAGATGAAAGGACTCGCTGGCCTAATAACAAAATTATTGGTTTATCTTCGGCCTCTTATAAGTTCGAGTATCTGTTTAAACTTTATCAGCAATATGAAACTTTGATCCTAAATGAAAACAAGCAAGATGGCGCTCATCGGGTTATTATGCACTTCAGTTATGATTGTGCGCCTCCCCAACTATACGATCAAAATTTAATCAATCAATCTAAATCAACAATGAGCCAAGCTCAGTTTGACCGAGAGTTTGGAGCTTTATTCACTGATGATAGTTCAGGTTATTTCAAGGTTAGTAAAATGGCGGCTTGCACACTTCCAGATGGTGAGGGTCAATGTGTAGAAGTTATTGGAGACCCTAACTCCAAGTATATCCTAGCATTTGACCCTTCTTGGTCCGAGAGTGAAAGCTCAGACGATTTCGCCATGCTTTTGGTAAAGGTCCACCCAGAGACTAGAAAAGGCACTGTAGTGCATAGCTATGCGGTTTCTGGCACAAGTCTACAAAGCCATATAAAATACATGGCATACCTTCTAATGAACTTCAATATTGAAATGGTGGTAGGTGACTACAACGGAGGTCTACAATTTCTTAACGCATGTAACGAGAGCGGTACATTTAAGAAGTTAAATCTAAAAATGACCCAAGTAGACGCTGAGTTAGACAACCAAAAAGATTATGAGAAAAATCTACGCAAGCTAAAAAATAATATAAATAAGAAAGAGCGCAAGTTTGTATTCTTAAGAAAACCTAGCTCTGTATGGATAAGATTTGCAAATGAGAATCTACAGGCTGCATTTGACCATAAACGTATCTACTTTGCTGGAGCAGCTATGGATGACAACTACAACATGCAAAGAAAGGCCAATATACCTATTGATAGGCTTAAGTTTTTAAGGAATCAAGATATGGAGGAAAAAAACAAAGGGGCTAGGATGATCGACTTTGTAGAACACCAAAGAGATATGATGGATCTTATTAAGGTTGAGTGCGCTCTGGTCCAAGTTACAACATCTCCACAAGGAACCCAGAGTTTTGATTTGCCGCCTAACCTTCGCAAGCAGAAGGGTGCTGATAAAGCAAGAAAGGATTCCTACTCTGCTCTAGTTTTGGGCAACTGGGGTATGAATGTTTATTTCGATATACTCGAAGATAAAGGTGATAATACTCAAACAACCTTTACTCCAATGTTTATTTCTTAACTTTTAAAAGTTAGAAAGTTACTTTGTGTGTAATATAATATTACAATGGCAAGGAAATATACAAAGAAATCAGAGTACTGGCAAAAGTTTGAGAAAAAGCAAAGTCTTTCAGACCTCGTCCAGCCAAGTCAGCCGGATGATGCATACTCACCGGATTTAGTCGGGGAAGCGTTTTACACATCTGATGCTTCTTATAGTAGGGTTTCTAAAGCTAGGACTAATAGTACGCCAACAACGAGAGCAACTAGGGTAAACGCTGCAGCAGTAAGAACTACTATAGATCGCTTCTCTAGTATCCGTAAGGGGTTACTGCCATATGAATACGCCAGTGACGGAGTTCATGTAAGAGAGGGTATCGAGCTATGTCAAAAGGCATACGCTAATGTTTCTGTATTTAGAAATGCTATTGATATTATGTCTGAGTTTGCCAATACAGATATATATCTTGAAGGTGGAACTAAGAAGAGCCGGGAGTTTTTTACAGAGTTTTTTAAACGAATCAATTTAATAAACCTTAAAGACCAATACTTTCGTGAGTATTACCGTAGTGGTAATATTTTCATATACCGTTTTGATGGCGAGTTTAAGGCTGATGACTATGCTAGACTGATGAATCAAGTTGGGGCTATAAACCCTAGCGCCAATAAAGTGCCTGTAAAATACGCAGTTCTTAACCCTTTCGATATCGTTGCCAAAAGAGCTTCAACCTTTAACATTGGTGCTTATGAGAAGGTTCTTTCTGAATACGAACTTTCTAGACTTCAGAATCCTCAAACTGAAGAAGACCAGCAAATTTATGATTCCTTAGATGATGATCTTAAAAAAGTTGTCGATGATGGTGGTTATTACACAGATGGTGTTAAAATAAAACTAGATCCAAAACGTTTGAGTTTTTCCTTCTATAAGAAACAAGACTATGAGCCATTTGCTATTCCTTTTGGATACCCAGTGCTAGAAGACATCAATGCTAAGCTTGAGCTTAAAAAGATGGACCAAGCTATCACCCGTACTGTAGAAAATGTTATATTGCTTATCACTATGGGTGCCGAGCCGGAGAAGGGCGGTATTAATGCTAATAATATAAATGCAATTCAAAACCTATTTAAAAACGAATCAGTTGGTCGTGTTTTAGTCTCTGACTATACAACTAAAGCAGATTTTGTTATCCCAGATCTCAACAAGGTTCTTGGACCTGCTAAGTATGAGATTCTTAACCAAGATATCAAACAAGGACTACAAAACATTGTTTTAGGTGAAGAGAAGTATAGCTCCACACAAGTCAAAGCACAAATCTTCTTAGATAGACTTCAGGAAGCTCGCCAATCATTTTTAAATGACTTTCTACAAAAAGAAGTAAAGAGAATAGCGAAAAGCCTTGGGTTTAAATCTTATCCTACTGTATGCATGAAGGATGTTGATATGCGTGATGAAGTTCAACTTATGCGTGTCGCAACTAGACTCATGGAAGTTGGTGTTCTTACCCCACAGCAAGGGATGGATATGTTCCATACTGGAAGATTCCCTAATCCAGAGGATATTGCCCCAGCACAAAAAGAGTTTATTGAAAAAAGAAAGGAAGGTTACTATAATCCTATCGTTGGTGGAGTACCTATGATTGAAGATGAAGTATCTGTAGATCCTAAGGGTAATACAACACCTAAAGCTGCTGGTAGACCTCATGATACAACAACCACAGAGGCAAATTACTCTAGGTCAAACATCCAAACTACAATCTATGAAGTTGAAGCTTTGGTTTCTCAAGCAAAAGACCAGATGAGGGAGAAGCTTAACTCAGAAGAGTTGAATGACCAACAAAATGATATGGTTACTAAACTCTGCGAATCTATTGTTTGCGCCTCTGACAAGAAAAATTGGGGTCAAACCTTATCCGCTTGTATCCAAGATTTTAATGCTATTGAAGATTTAAATACATTAGATAGCATTTTAAGTGTAAGCAATAAGCATAACTTAGACGTTTATGCGTCTGCAATTTTATATCATAGCAATGAAAATTAATCCTGAAGATATTGAAGTACCTCTCGAAAGTGAGATGACCGTCAAAGACGGTGAAATTGAATTGTCAATCGCCAAGAAATATGGCGATACTGAAGCTGGAGTTTATAAATCATATATGAGTCACTGTACCGCAGATGATAAGTGCATGATTGATACTAAAGGTATGGATAAGGGTGAGACCATGAAGTGTTGCTCTGCTCAATATGGAAAAATGAGAGCTATGATGATGGATGATAGTAAGGGCGAGCTTACAGATAAGCAAAAGAAACTTCCACCTGCGCTGCAAAAAGCTATCATTGATAAAATGAAAAAAGAGGGAAAATACAAAGGAGAAGAAAAAGAGGAAAAAGAAGATTAATAACTGATGCCATATAAATACACAACATTTTTTGAATCAGAGATTTGCGCTCGCCAAATAAACGAGTCCTTTGTTTCAAAAGCTTCTTTGGAAGAGTTAGCATCACTCGTCCCCAATGATATAGATTTTGAGAAGAATATTGATCTGTTGGGCGTATCATTTAACGCCGCAGTTGTAAACATGTTCAACAAAAATGGTGACGGCCTAAGCACCGAAACAGCTTTAGCCTACACAGATCAATTTATTCACAAACCAACTAACATAGAACACAACAAGGAAAAGGTAGTTGGTCATATTGTAACAGCAGGATTTAGTGATTACGGTTCTAATCGTATACTATCTAAAGAAGAAGCTAGAAATATTGAAAAACCTTTTAATATAGCTTTGGGGGCTGTTGTTTATAAATCAGTTAATAAACAGTTTGCTGAACTAATTGATAGGTCCACTGACCCAGATGATGAATCTTACTACGGTAAGATATCAACAAGTTGGGAAGTTGGATTTACTAATTATGTTTTAGCGGTTGGTAGTAGTAAGTTAGAAGAGGCTACTATCATTCGTGATCCTGATAAGATCAAAGAAATGGAACCTTATTTAAGAGCTTATGGTGGTTCTGGCCAAACAGAAGAGGGGCAACCTATCTATCGTTTGATAACCGGAAATATCTATCCTCTTGGAGTGGGTTTTACTGCTAAACCAGCGGCAGATGTCTCTGGTGTATACTCTCCTAAACATTCTAAGAAATCTGTAGTAGCTAACGATAGTACAGATATTATTTCACAAAATAAAGAAAAAAACGTAAACAAAGAAAAGATTATTGCTATGGATACAGAAAATGTCATTTCAGAACTTAAGGAGCTTCTCGTCGAAAAGAAATTTTCGGAAGAGGCTGTTGCTTCCATGACTAGCAATTTCGCTGATGCAATTCGTGAGAGCGATGAAAAATACCGTCAGGATATCGAAACTGCCAAGTCTGAAAAAGAAGCTGTTCAGAAGGAACAGGAAGACCTTAAGTCTTCTGTTGCTGAACTTCAAGAAAAGCTAGAAGAAGCCAATGAGCGCTTGTCTGTCTTTGAAACCGAGAAAAAAGCTGAAGAGGCTATTGCTCGTTTCAATACTCGTATGGACGAACTCGACTCTAAGTTCTCTCTCGCTGATGAAGATCGTGAGTTCCTCGCCCAAGAAATCAAGTCACTCGACGAGACCGAAGAAGCTTTCGCTTCTTTCTCGGAGAAGCTGGAAGTTCTTTGGAAGCACAAGAGCAATGCTCATAAAGAGGCTTTCGAAGCAGAAATTCAAGCTCGTATTGATGAGGAAGTCGCTAAGCGTGTCTCTAAAGCTTCAACTGAAGACGTTGATGTTGAAGATGCTCTCGACAATGCAGAACAAACTGATGCTGATGTTTCTAACGTTAATGAGGCAGTCGCCTCTTCTAACGAGTCACTCGTAGACAAATTTAAAAGCGCATTCTCCCGTGAGAATGTAACAATCTCAAGATAAAAAAACAACTATAATAATATTATGTCACTTCGTATTCTACCATTTAGACAATACTGTGAAGAGGATGTTGTAAACCTTTACCGCATGGCTGACGGTGGCGAACTCGCTGCCACCACCGATAGCGGTACTGGGGACGCTGGTGTTTTTGTTAAAGTTTCCGCTGGAGACTTTAGCGCTGACCCAGTTGCTTACGCATCTGATTCTTACCTTGGAAAAACTGATTACCCATTCGTGGGACGGGCGCAATACCCGAAGGTCAGTCTCCAAATGGAAGCTGCAACCACTGGTTCTGCAGTTTTAGGTATCTCCCTTCTTCAAACCGCTAAGGCTGACGAGAATGGTGAAAAACTTCTTTATAACCCACAGAAGGCTGCTGAACTTCAGGCTGTTCTTCCCGGTCAAGCTGTTCCAGTTGCCACCAAGGGTGTTTTCACCGTTTCTGCTGCTGCAGTAGACGGAACTCTCACTCCCGGAGCTAAATTCCAGATCTCTGCTAACGCAGGAAAGATCACTGGTGCTGCTGTAGACGGCGCACTTGCTATTGGAACTGTTCTTGGAACTGGATCACGTACCTCCCAGAATGGAGAAACTGACCAGCTCGCAGGTAACTACTACGTAATCAAACTTGGCTAATAACCCCAGAAAGGAACTAATCAAATGAAAATTACTTTAAAACGTACCCCAGAACAAATCGAGTTGGTTAAAGCTATGGCTTCTCGTAATCGCACTGTCGCTTACGAAGCTCAAGTAGCTCTTGCTGAGTTTATCGGACCTGTGCTTGCAGAGGTTATTAACAACGCTCCAACTATTTCGAATCTCTTCACCTCTCTTCAGTTTAACGCTGATGACAATCCTTCGATCCCTCTTGATCTCTACTATGACATCAACGACGAAGATTATGTGAAAGTTTACAGCCAGTCTCACGCTGGTGGTCTTCCTACGAACCAAGTCCTTCCTACAGCTTCCGAGCTTAAGGTTGCTACTTACAGCCTTGATACTGCAGTCAGCTTTGACCGCCGTTACGCTGCTAAGTCTCGCATGGACGTTGTTTCTAAGACCTTCACTCGTGTTGCTCAAGAAATCCTTGCTAAGCAGGAAACTACTTCTGCTTCTCTCGTCATGGGTTCACTCGCTGACGCTGAGACCAACAGCACTAAGCACGTTCGTGCTTCTTCTACTGCTACTGGCAAGCGCTTTTTGCTTGATGACATCAACAAGATGATGACTCTTTCGAAGCGTATCAACGGATCTTTCCTTGGTGGAACTCCTGCTGCTGGACAAGCTCGTGGAATTACTGACTTGATTGTCTCTCCTGAGGTTGTCGAAGAGCTTCGCTCGATGGCTTACAATCCTATCAACACAAAAGGTTCTCCTGCTGGTGGAACTACTGCTGATGGTATTGCAGCTACTGATGAGCTTCGTAACGCTGTTTACAATTCTGCTGGACTTCCTGAGTTCTACGGTATTTCCATCATGGAAATCCTTGAGCTTGGAGTTGGCAAGAAGTTCACTAGCCTGTTCAGCACTGCTGCTGGAACCACCGACTATGGTGCTGCTGGTGATGGTCAGTGGGATACTACTGATGATCTTGTTGTAGGACTTGACCGCTCTCGTGAGTCTCTCGTCCGTGCAGTTGCTGTCGATGCTGACAACGGTGGTGAGTTTAACCTCATCGCTGACGATCAGTACAGCATCCGTCAACAGAAGATTGGATACTTTGGTTCTCTTGAAGAGGGACGTATGGTTCTTGATGACCGTGCGCTCGTCGGAACTATTGTTCAAGCTTAATTGACTTAAATAATTTAAAGGGTCACCCTTCGGGGTGGCTCTTTTTTTTGTATTTTTATAAAATAGGTGTATAATATAATATGGACAATAAATTCGAACAAGTTTCCTACGGTGATGGAGAGACAAATTTCTTTGGTGCTAAATCGACTGAGGAACTAAAAAACAAGCTCGACACTAGCAACAAGTCTGAGCTTAGGGGGTTGGCTTCTAAAGTAGGGTTAAACCCTAACAATGTCGGGCATGTATTAAAAGATATGATTTTAAAGGAGTTCCGCTCCTACCAAGCTAATAATTCTCCGATCCCCGCCCCGAAACAAATGTTTGCTAACGCTTCTGAAGATGTTATCGATATGCTAAAGTCTGTAGGTGATATAGCCTCAGAGAAGCGGGATGAGAGGATGAAGGAAGATCAGAACAAAAGAACTTCTTTTGGTAAGTTAGAAGATTAAAGTGTAAGTTATTACATGAGTATTATTAGTGATTTAGCTGTTGATGTATTTCAAGATGAGTTTGATAGTGAT